CGGTTCAAACTTTGAGAATATAGTTAGAGTTTGTAATCAAGATCAGGTTGTGTTGATGATACACAATAAAAAAGAATGTGGTGCTGCTAAGAGAGCAGATAAACTAGGCATCTCTCACTGTTGTATAAAGATGAAGGATGAGGATCAGATCATTCAGTTACTTAAAGCATGGCGTGTTGATCTTGTAGTTCTTGCTGGTTGGATGCGAGTAATCTCAGCAGATTTTATTAAAGCATTCCCTAAGACTATTATAAATGTACATCCTTCGTTACTACCTAAACACAAAGGACTACATGCAGTTCAACAGGCTATAGATAGTAACGAATCTTATACAGGATGTAGTGTTCACTATGTCACTGAAGAATTAGATTCTGGAGAAGTTATCTGTCAATCAAGAGAGATACCTATCCGTCCTCAAGATACTGTTGAGACATTGACTCGCAGTATTCAAAAAGAAGAGCACCGTATTTTACCTATTGCAATTGAACATGTTAAGCAAGAGATCCAGACTAGAACTTACAGATATCTGCTGTCGAATGAAGACAACTGATGGTGTACCTGTTACACTAAACGAAAGAATTTGGATGAACAAATTAGTAGAGAGTGATAAACATGCTAAAGATCTTGTTGCTTCTCTGCTTTGTCCAGATGAGATAGAGCTGGATATGTAAACGGTATACTGTTATACAGTTCTACTTGCATAAATAATTGAAATGTGTTATTATTAACACATCGTTCATCCCGAAAGGGACGCAAGTAAGCCGACTCGGAACGGAATCGTTCATCCCATGTTTCATCTAGTCGTTATCGCAACCACCTTTTCTTGTATTGATGCTCAATTATTGGTCGCTAAGATCAATGAGTTTAAGATAGAAGAAGAGACACGAGCTGAGATGATCAGTGTAGTGTTGGAAGAGACAAGTCATTGCGACTGGGACGCACAAGTTGACTAAAGGAACGGATTAAAACCCCTACTACTTTGGAGAAACCCAATGGCAAAAGTCACATACAGAGGTGTCGAGTATGACACCGCAGAGTACAACAAAAAGGTACTCGATGAAGCTGCTCAAGAAAGAAACCATGATCTAATGTATCGTGGTATCAGACACGAACGTAAGTTCGCATCTAAGAGCTAAGCTAACACTTGCATACGCAGAAGCATAAGGTGGGTCTCCCCACCTTTTTTGCTTTTCTTTTCCAAAAAAGTCGGAAAATTTATCGCAGGTATTTTTCGACCTATAAGGTTTTCTAATAGGCATAAATTTTTGTTAAATTATCAGCATTTTCAAACAAAACTTATATAAATATTTTTGTAGAACGGGAGGAACAAATGCTCCAAAACCCCATTACATTATGGTAAAAAAAGTAAACACTTAACAATGAGGTCATCAAATGCACAATCTAATTTCCTATAATCAATTAGCAGGTTGGAATAATAACCATCCAGAAGTACAACAAGAATCCAACGATGCGATAAACGATTATTTTCAGTGCTTAGTCGAGTGTGATGACAATGAGAGCGTATGTAAGCGGATCTGTCTAGAGACGCATCTCTAGCACGTCCAACCATCTAGTACAAAAAAGAATAGAAAAAGGGAGGGGTTTACACCCTCCCTTTTTTAATATATAATAACACTACGGAATGGAGTGCAAATGTTACACATGAGAGAACAATTATTAAGAGCAGTCTTAGCACATGCTCAAGGAGAGATTGCAAAACACAGAGCAAACGTGGAAGTTTATCTAGAACATCCTGCAGGTATTGGTGAGCACTCTGATATTACTGAAGCAATACAGGTAGAGTTAGATAAGATTGCTAGGTATGATGATCAAGTTGATGTTATAAACAAATATTTTAGATCAAGTGCTACTATGTCAGACATAGACAGAAGATCTAGTGAAGTATAATGGAACCAAACAGAGGTAAATTAAAAGTATTGGTCATGGCTCTGAAGGAGATCGTGGAAGAGTTAGAGTCAGAAGTTTACTCTGATCCAGATCAATACAATCAGAAGGTTGCAGCATTCTCTTCTGTAGATCCAAACCAAACTTATGATGAGGCATTTGATGATGACGACGGATACGCAGATTAATACCTATCATAAGTACTTAAACTTACCCTTTACTATCTCTCCGTTGCCTAACTTTAGTCAGCAGGGAGATAAAGTATTGCACTATTATATTAATGACTATCCATTCTATCCTATGGAAGAGTGGTTCAATGATCTTGGTCTTACTCTATTCATAAAGGAAGTATTTTACACACCACCTGGTGGTAAGATACCTATTCATACTGATCATGCAAGTTATACTAATCATGCAAAGATTAATATGACATGGGGTCCTGATGAAGGCGTGACACAATGGTGGAAGTCTGATAAAGTAGTAAAGAAATCATTCCAAGGTAGTGGTGAGTATACTACAGAGGAACACCATAATCTTTGGGCAAAGGAAGAGGATTGTGAACTTCTTTATGAAGCAAACACTAACCGTCCTAGTCTAGTTAATGTAGGAGTCTTACATGGCACAAACAATCCTACATCACAAGGAAGATGGACTCTATGTTTTGTCCCTGTTAATCAGGCAGGACAATTCCTCCATTGGAACTCTGCACTTACAATTTTTAGAGATTACTTAGATGAAGGATGAACTTTTAACCAGACTCAAAGAGTTTGCCTATAAGAAGGGCGAGTATACTCTTTCATCTGGTAAAACTAGTGAGCATTATGTTAACTGTAAACCTGTTACATTGACTGGAAGAGGACTCACTCTTGCTTCCATGATGCTTCTAGAACATGTTGATACTCCTGTAGTAGCAGGTCTTACTCTTGGTGCTGATCCTTTAGTGTCTGGTGTTGCAGTTTGTTCTGCTTTAGATATGAGACTCGTAGATGCTCTCATAGTTCGTAAAGAACCTAAAGGTCATGGAACAGCAGCATGGATAGAAGGACCAGAGTTTCCAGAGGGAACTAAGGTAACTGTATTAGAGGATGTAATCACAACAGGAGGGTCTGCAATTAAGGCAGTCAAACAACTCCGTGATGCTGGTTACGAAGTTAAACGTGTCGTATCTATAGTAGATAGGCAAGAGAATGGTGAAGCGGATACTGCTATGAAGTTAGCAGGTCTGGAACTCATAAGTCTCTACACATTAAAAGATTTTATTGATGAGAACTAAAATTATTCCTGTCTCTGTTACCCCTGAAGCAGAGAAGAGCATTGCATATTGTGCTCGTGTTAGCAACCCTAAGAATCAAGACAACGATTCCTTTGAGGGTCTTCTTAAGTATTGTATTAAGCATCAGCATTGGAGCATCTTTGAGCATGCTTTCATGACTGTTGAGATTAATACATCACTAGCAATTGCTACTCAAATATTAAGACATAGGAGTTTTACTTTTCAACAGTTCTCTCAAAGATATGCTGATAGTACAGCACTACAGGTGAGTATTCCAACTCCAGATCTACGTAGTCAGGACTTAAAGAATAGACAGAACTCTATTGATGATATTAATCCTCGTGATAAAGCATACATGGAGGCAACTATTGAGAAGCATTTTGATGATGCTCTTGACTTATACAATAGTTTACTAAAGCAGGGTGTTGCTAAAGAGTGTGCTAGAATGGTACTACCTCAAGCAACTCTTACTCGTCTGTACATGACAGGTAGTGTCCGTAGTTGGATTCACTACATTGATCTACGATCTGGTCATGGAACACAGCAGGAGCATAAAGAAATCGCAGAACATATCCGTGAACTTTTTGTTGCTGAGTTTCCAATTATCTCACAAGCATTAGGGTGGACCGATGGCGATTTATGATGATGTAAAGATTACTATCAACCTTAATGAGTTGGTAGAGATCAGAGCAAAACTGTTGACTCAAAATGAAGATTACTCAAATGCAGTATCAACTGGTGAGTACCTTGATAAAAATGATATAGATAGACTTGCAACTCAGTTAAGAGAAACACTTACTTGGGATACACTTTACTACATGATAGATGGTGCGATACTAGATTACGTGGGTCTAAAAGATCCAAACCGTCCTCACTATGGTGAGACGAGTATTGAATCTATTGATGTGACAATGGAGAAGGAGAAGAAAGAAAGAGAGAAGGAGTTTAAGAAGAACTTTGACATGGTTGACCTAGATGGTGGGTC